GCCTGACTGGGTTTGGATAAAAAGGAGAGCAAGTGGTAGTGAACCTCACGCAGTCTATGATAGCACAAGAGGACCTAATAAACAACTTGAAGCTAATGATACTGATGCTGAAGCTACTAATAGTGGTTCTTATTTAGGTGTAGATTCTTTTGATACAGATGGGTTTACTGTTGGTAACAATGGAGGTACTAATAGAGCACCTAATACCTATGTAGCTTGGTGTTGGAAAGCAAACGGAGGAACTACAAGTAGTAATGGAGTGGGAAGTATCACAAGTACAGTACAAGCAAACACAGCAGCAGGATTTTCAATAGTAAAATATACAGGTACTGGTGCAGATATTACCGTAGGACACGGTGTTGGAGCAACACTTGACTTACTTATTGTAAAGGGTTTAGGAACTACAAATGACTGGTCAGTATTACATAAAGATGGAGGTGCAGGTGATTTCTTACAATTAAATGGTAGTTCAGCAGAATCAGGTGCAGGAAGTATTTTCGGAAGTACATTTACAAGACCAACTGATACTGTGTTTACTGTTGGTAATACAGGAGAAACAGGAACTTCTGGTCAAGATTACATAGCATATTGTTTTGCCTCCATATCAGGTTTTTCAAAATTTGGCTCATACACAGGTAATGGTTCAGAAAATGGACCGATTGTAGAAACAGGTTTTGAGGTTGGTTGGTTAATGATTAAATGTACTTCAGATTCATCTACAAGTTGGAGAATATATGATAATAAAAGAAATACTACAAACCCAAGAAATAGTTATTTAAAAGCTAATGCAGATGATGCAGAAGAAACTGTAGCTGACCAAGTAGATTTTTTAAGTAATGGATTTCAAATTGTAGGAACTAATACAGATATAAATGGTAATAATAGAACACAAATCTATATGGCTTTTGCTACAGACCCTGACACTGAAGCACCAACACTTGCAAGTAGTTTTAATATAGAATTATATACAGGTACTAAACCTAATTCACAGAATGTAACAAGTTTTGGTTTTAATCCAAATTTCGTATGGCTTAAAAATAGAGATTCTTCAGATTTTCATTCACTATTAGATTCGGTAAGAGGTCAAAATGTAATTTCATCAGATAGTACAGATGCACAATCTGCTTTTACTGCTTTTGATTTTATTACAGATGGATTTTCTATTGCCAATTCAGGTCAAGCAAATGAAAGTGGTGATGACTTTGTTGCTTGGTCTTGGAAAGCGAATGATGATGTGCCGACTATATATGGAGGACCACCTGAAGCAGTATATACATTTAATGGTAATGTAAATGATTTAACAGGTATGCATAATGGTACTGCTAATAATATAACATATGCATCAGGAAAATTTGGTAATGCAGCAGTTTTTAATGGTACTGATGGGGATATAGATTTACCTTCAGATTGGGAACCTGTGGGAGGAATAGGTTCAGTTTCTTTATGGCTTTATTTAGATGACAATGCACCTACAAATCAAATTGTTTTAGAATTTGACAATGGTTGTGGGTTAAATTTTCCATCTGCAGCAAGTGGTAAACTATCAGCACAACATCACAACGCAAATTCAAAGCACATTTTATCTAATTCAACATTATCAAATGGACAATGGTATCACATTGTTGCGACTTTTGAAGTT